ATGAAATTTAAAAAATGTCTTCTGCCTGTGGTAATGTTAGCGTCATTCACTCTGGCAGGATGCCAGTCAAATGCTGATGATCATGCCGCCGATGTTTATCAAACCGATCAACTGAATACCAAACAAGAAACTAAAACCGTTAATATTATTTCCATTCTTCCCGCAAAAGTTGCCGTAGACAACTCCCAAAATAAACGAAACGCACAAGCCTTCGGCGCGCTTATTGGTGCAGTCGCTGGCGGTGTTATTGGCCACAACGTCGGGTCTGGCAGCAATTCCGGAACGACGGCAGGTGCAGTTGGCGGCGGAGCTGTTGGCGCGGCAGCGGGTTCTATGGTGAATGATAAAACCTTAGTGGAAGGTGTTTCTCTAACGTATAAGGAAGGCACCAAAGTGTATACCTCCACCCAGGTGGGTAAAGAGTGCCAGTTTACGACAGGTTTAGCCGTTGTTATTACCACGACGTATAACGAAACGCGTATTCAGCCAAATACCAAATGTCCTGAAAAGAGCTAATAATCAGGAGGAGTCATGAAGAAAGTTTTTCTTTGCGCCATCTTAGCTTCCTTAAGCTATCCGGCTATCGCCTCATCATTGCAGGATCAACTCTCTGCTGTCGCAGAAGCGGAACAGCAAGGTAAAAATGAAGAGCAAAGGCAGCATGACGAATGGGTCGCGGAGCGCAACAGGGAAATCCAGCAAGAGAAGCAACGTCGCGCAAACGCCCAGGCCGCCGCTAACAAAAGAGCGACAACGGCAGCGGCAAATAAGAAAGCTCGTCAGGATAAACTGGACGCCGAAGCCTCTGCGGACAAAAAACGCGATCAAAGTTATCAAGATGAGCTACGCAGCTTAGAGATTCAGAAACAAAAACTGGCGCTGGCGAAAGAAGAAGCCCGCGTTAAGCGAGAAAACGAATTTATCGATCAGGAACTGAAGCACAAAGCTGCGCAAACCGATGTGGTGCAATCTGAAGCTGACGCAAACAGGAATATGACTGAGGGCGGTCGAGATCTGATGAAAAGCGTGGGCAAAGCAGAAGAGAACAAATCGGACAGCTGGTTTAATTAATCGATGTAAGTAACTTCAAGCCTATAATTCTTGAAGATAAAAAACCCTCTGTAGTAACAGAGGGTTTTGTTCATTCATAGTGCAGGGATCAAAATCATTCCCACTCAATTATTTACGACAATCATAACCAATTGAGTGATAACATTTTTCCAAAACTTCATTTTTCTAGTACCGTTTTATATACCGTCACCGGAAATCAGTACCATGAAAAATGCCATGCTATCTGGTCAGGGTGTCGTATTGTTTTTCGCAGACTCTTCCGGCTTCGGCTGCCCGGTCAGCATACTCTGCCAGTTGTCTGTTTCTCTCGAGAGATTTGCTGAGCACGTCGGCAAGCAAAACTCCGGTGTCTGCGGCTGACGTCCCAGCGCCGACAATGGCGTTATACTGCCTGAGCTGCTCACGGATGGCAAAGAGTTGTTGCTGCAACCGGCCAGCGCGAGCGGCAGCATCAAGAGCATCATTGCGCGCCTGGTCGATCCTCTGCTGCGCTTCACGTTCATTGATCGATTTCTCCTGTTCGTAGTGCTGACGAACTATCTCATCTTCAGCTTTGCGGTCTTCCTTCGCCTGCGCATACCCGGCATCGTACTGACGACTGCCGTGTGCATTCCAGGCTACAACTCCTGATATGACCAGAACAGCAAGCACCGCCATGATAATCAACTGTTTCCGGTATGCTTTTACGAATGCCCAGATCATACCGCCAGCACCTTACTGGCATTGATGTATCGCGCGCGCCGGTCGTCGATGCCGTTCCGGCCACCATTGATAATCAGAGTTACACGTGCAATATCGCCGGTATACTTCATGCATCCTTTGCTGGCAAAGAACCACGCCGCGCTACGAGCCGCGTATTCGTCCTGCGCCAGCAGTTCAGGACTCTCCAGCAGGTCAACCTTAAGACCGTTTCCACAGTCACGATAGTTATTCAAACCGGTAACCTGGATAAGCCCGCGCCCACGGTAGTTCCAGCCATCACCAGGGGCATTGTTCCCCATGCGTTTGCTGTACACCAGATTGGCAATCGCTCTCTGGCGCTCAAGTGGCAATGGTGGTTCGCCTGCACGTCGCCCCAATGCGTTGGCCTGTCCCTGAGTGAGACGCCCAGCCCGAACAAAGTTAGCCAGTCCGGTGACGCTGTAGTTGAAATTTTCCTGCAACCGGTTGAAGCCACCAGACTCATGCCCGACCTGAGCAATAAACATTGCCTGATCTTCGGGTTTGCTGATACCAAACTCTTTCATCGCAGAAGTTATATGCGAGAACCAGCGTGCGGCCAGCGCCTCGCTAATACCAGCAGCTCGCTGGAATTGTTTAATCTCCATGTTTAGACCTCGATATTTTGAAAATATGAACAACGTTACCGCGTGTTTTAATAACCGCGGCAAGCATGACAGCGTTGATAATGACCTCAGATAAATCCACAGCCATTGGCGTGCGTAACCAGATTGCATAGACGACACGAACAGGAATACTTGCCGCAGCAACAATAAGGAAATAAGCAAGCCACCCTCCCCATCTTCGATGTTGAGAGCCGTTACGCCGGAATGTGACAACGCGAATTGCTATGCCAGTACAAATAACTGCATTGGTGATAAGCAAAAAAAACTCATGCGTTACCATCGTCTTTTCTCCCCGGAATTAACTCGCGTGGATTATCGGAACGGTGATAGAGCCAGATGCCAATACGCACGGCGACAATTGCTGACACGAATGCGCCTGCAGAGAAAACAATCCCTTTTTCAAAAGAGTCCTGCGTGATGGTAGGGATCAGGCTGGCTATGCCGATAAGAATTGATGCTGCTGGTTTGTAAAAGAGAAGGCCGCAAAGAAAGCTGAGCATCGACAGGAGCACCCGGCGACGGATGGGGTACTCTACTGCAGAGGTAACAAAAATTACCGCCCCAGCCAAAGCCCCTAAAGCAACCTCCGGAGGGACACCTGCAATAACCGCAGCAAGAGAACTAACACTAAGCCACTGATTTGAAGTTTCATTGGTTAGTTGGAATGACATAACGAAACCCGTTTATTTGCAAACACCCTGCTTCAGGAAAAGTATACCGCGCAACAACACACCATTTACGGTTCAATTCCCTGTTAATTGCAAAACTTGCTCTTCCAGCTTTTTAACCCTGCGTCTCATCATCGCAGATTCCAGAATCAGAGCCTCTTCATAACGGATACCGTAACATTCACCAGCCTCGACGGCTTCGCGTACCAGAACCTTTGTCTGTATAAGTGGGTAAACTCCTGCAGAATGCTCTTCTTCCGTCACATCCCTGTATTCTGCCGGGGCCTCATTCCACTTGTCATAACAGATAAATGCCAGTCGTGACACATCTATGCCTTCATTCTGAAATACACTGATAACATGCTGCGCAACTGCACCAAAGTGCCATCTTGCTCCGTCTTTACCTTTCACTTCGATCCTGTCAAGGTACTGGTATGAAACCCATTCCACTCTTTCCCATGCGTCCAGTATTTTCTCATCAATAACCTCTGGAGCAGTCTTGAAACGCGCATCGGACAGCACCGTAAACGCTGACTGGGTAAATCCCCCCGACCATGCACGACCAGCCAACCCAAGAGAATAAGTATTCGTTGTCGATGGTGTCATGGCTGAATCAGAAAACTGTATATATTCTGAATTTCCAGTAGATATTCGAATATTTCCATTTATTAGCGACATAGTGCCTTTAGTATTATCACTATTGAATAATTTCAATTGCGAACTTATACCGCCTCCCACAGCCAGAGATACATCGCCTTCAGCAAGCATTCTGAATTTATCTGCAGAAACAAGCGTCTGGTTAGCAAGGTTAAAATATTTAACCCACCATTCAAAACGCCCTGACATAGTCCCAACGTACTGACCAAGCGCAGGGACGTGAACAACATTGCTATTTGTAGTGCCGTCTATACTGGAAATACCAGTCACCGCTGATGCAGAACTCAGAATATTATTTCTGTCACCCGGATGTTTAATTTCAACAAAGTTCCTGATACACCCTTCCTCGAAGGTAACCACGCCGGAAGAACTATACATGGGGAATATTGACGCATAATTACTGCGTGCAGCATCTAAGAAACGAATGGTTGTAGATGTCTGCAGATCTCCTGATTCATTTTTCCCATCACACCCAGTCATTAGAATATTACTGGCAATATTATTATTTCCCTGAACGGTGACGCCGTGCGCCTGCTTTGCGTCCGATTCAGAGTAATCAACCAGCACATCCGAAATCAGGTTACCAGTCCCCTTGCCAACAACTACTGCGGCGTATTTTGGGTTGTTAGCCATTACACTGCTAATGATATTATTCGTTGGGGCAGTTTCCGTCTCAGTTCCATTGTAAACAACGTGCTGACACTCTTCACCAATAACATTGCTGACAATGTTATATTTTGCTGCTGTTTTAAGTTCCACTGCACCAAACTGAGGATAATTTCTGGCTATCACACCATCAATTAGCGTATTTTGCGATGAATCAAAAAGCACACAACCTGCTTTTTTATTATTTGCGAACCCTAAATACTCTCCTCTTATATCTCTAACAATGTAACCTGACGGAATACCATTATCCGGATAAGCGATCAAGCTAAATCCTGGTCCTCGCGTATTTGTAAATCTGATATTTTTAACCGATACATCATGGCCACCTGAAAATGACACCTGGTGTCCCTGCACACTATCATCTGATTTATTTCCCATAATTGTTAGCGTACTAAGCATGCCACCATCGGGCATGTTAAAAACCAGATGATTACCATCTCTGTCATACTGTTTTATCGTTCCCCCACCTGTTCCGTACAAGCCACAACGTGAAAGAGAAACTAAAGATGTATTGAATACCCCTTCCGGAACAAAAACACTGCTAAACGAATGTAATGATTTTGTAAAAGCATCCTTGTTATCATTTAAGATTCCATTTTGAGCTCCAAAATCCTTAATGCTGACACCATCACGCATCTTATCCTGGAACGTTCTGTATACCGCTCCAGAACCATACTGAATAAACCAACCAAAACCACCAATAACTCCGGCGATTGCAGCATCGACATAATTACGCATTGAGCGATTATTTACAGCGTCCTGCTCAAGTGATGGATCGGCAAGGTTAGATATTCTGTTTTGCTTTGCATCGTAATATTTTGCAAGCAAAGATGGTTTCATCAATGCACGTCTGAACCACCCAAAACATCGCTGGATCAGCATCGTCAGGTAGTCAAATGCATCCTCATGAACTTCGGGGAAAAATTTTCCCTGATTGCGAAGATCAGTCTCCTGCACCACATCAAGCACACGCTCTATCGTGATTCGCCAGCCAGCAGCAAGCGGCGACGGAAGAACCACTGCACCGCCACTATAAGTTCCCGCCCCTGTTACCGTATAACCAGCATCCAGCACTAGTTTTGTAACGTTACCGTTAAGGTCAGACACCTGAACAACCAGGTCGGATTTTTTGAAAATACGGAAGGTATACGGAAATGATGTCGTAACGCCGTTACCTGTGTATTCGTTGTGGTCAACTTCGGTTGAGACCGTCATGTTAAATCTCCAGATAGTCGCAGCACCCGTTGCGCCGCATATCTGGTTATTCTATTACCCAAAAAACCATATATGGATAGAAAGACTGTGAATATGAATAGATATTACCTTTCAGGTAATTTTCAAAACGTGCTGGATAGCAAACAAATTATTTGATACTGTATAAATATACAGTTATTGCATGGAGAAGATTAAGATGCAGCAGTATCACTATCCACTGGAAGAGGGATTTACCGAAAGGATTCACACGCCGGGAGGCGTCAGGTCACTGGTGGAGGGATCGCACTTGATGAAATTACTCCGGGATCTCGATAAGGATGGATTTAATGTCGATGGCCCACTTGCCGAACTGACTGCACTGATTAACTACGTCACCAGCTCACAGATGTCTATGCAGGATCTGCAAACACATCTCGACTATTGTGCCGAACAATTACGAAAACAAACCAGATAAGGTTTGCAATTACCAAGTGAAGTGCTTATATTTACCTTTGCGGTAAATTTACATCGCACTCCTCTTGTGCCATAGTAATCGGGCACTGGCAAAATCCAGTGCCGGGATTGGCGTCCCGAGTTACTAAGTGGCGCATACCACGCCAGACGTGGTTTTTTTATGCGTTAAGCACAGCTATATCCGAATTATGGTGGGCTGGGCAGGGGTCCGAAAGGACGCCGGTACCACTTAGGCCGGTACGCCAACCTTGTCCAGTTCACCACCAGTAATTGGCGTTGCGGTGGTGATTAAAATCACTAAGTGGAGATAACCACCATGGCTAATGCTCAAACTGCCATCTTCAAATTTGAATCTGTTAACCCTATCCGTTCCATCATTATCGATGGCCAACCATGGTTTGTAGCCCAAGACGTTTGTAGTGCGCTGCGCATCCAAAACGTCACCCAAGCACTTGAAAAACTGGATGATGATGAAAGGTCTATGTTCAACATAGGGCATGAATATCGTGCAATTTTTGACAGCCGAGTAAAAGAGATCAACATCATCTCCGAGTCAGGCCTCTACACACTGATCCTCCGCTGCCGCGACGCAGTGACACCGGGCACTATCCCCTACCGCTTTCGTAAATGGGTTACAGGTGAGGTTCTTCCTCAGATCCGCCGCACCGGAAGTTACATTAAAAACTCGCTCCCGCAGGAAGAACGCATAAAGATGGTTGCCGACCAGGTTGCAAACGCCACAGCATCAGCAGTGATGCAGGCAATGAAGATAGAGAACAAAACCTACAGCGCCCCGCTGAAGCCCGGCTACCGCAGCCTGATTCATTCTCCGTCTGGTGTTCTCGGCCTGACGGAGAACTCATTGCTGATGAATCTGCTGAATCAGTTGCAGGACGACGGGCATGATGTATCGGGCGCGGCGGCGGAGCTGACCACCATGTTTTGCTACATCGTTGGTGTGAGCAAATGCCTGCGTGATATCCAGACGCACGCGGAGTACATCAACGACAAGGCAGGGTTCTTCTGACAGAACGGCGGCACAGGGATGTGCCTTTAAATAATTCTGTACAGATTGCAGACCGGGGGTGAATAGCGTACTATTACCTCAAGGGTAAACGGATTGGTTTCATTTTTATTAATCCGTGTAATGAACTTATGAGATATGAGGTAATGTCATGCGAAACGAAAAATTGCAGATGCGTAGAGCGCAAGCTGCCGCAAGACGTTCTTTCAATGGAAGCGTAGAGTACGTAAAAGTTACTATGGCAAAAGATCACGCAAGTCGCGTATCCCGCGCTTTCTTTGATTCTCGTAACAATAAGGAAAATTATGAGTTCGTCTGCGTCGCAGAATGATAAAAATCAAATTGTCAGATATAAGGGTCGAGTATTGCATACGCAAAATTTCTCGGCCCTTTGTGCATCTGATCTTGAGCTGAAGAAAGTATCTGATGCCTTTGCCCAGTATTGGAAAACGGGATACCATCCATCTCTTGGTAAAGATGCTGCATTTGCTCGTCCGACAGAAATGCTTAAACTAAATGTCAGGCATGCTCATGTCGATAACCAAGACTATATTCCAGAAGATAGTGATAAAAAACACACTGGTAAAAAATCATCTTGGGATGCATGGAAAAATATAGCGTCTGTACAAGTAAAATGCATACCAACAAGTGATTGCTTTTTAGTTTATTCGGTAAATCACAATCGTGATGCGCTGGTTATGTTTTTTGTTGACGCAGATGCCCACAACATAACTGAGCAAGAAGAGTTTAAAGAGGCAGCAATCACTATCAGTTATCAATTCTTTGAGAAAACAAAAACAGAACCAATGCCTTTAGAAGAAGATCTTTTTTCTGATAAATGGAAGGAATAAGCCCGCGTTGCGGGCTTTTTTTATGGACGAAACAAAAGTCAGTGCTACACTCATTGACGCCACATTGAGGTGGCTTATAGATGGAAATTTCACAATGAAAAAAGCATTTGCTGCACTGTTCGTTTTGTTGTCTCTGGTAGCTTCAACTCAGGCCTTTGCCGGTCGTTGTCAACACGACAGCGATACTGCCGCTGACGGCTCCCGCTGCGGTGGGCGTTCTGCGGATTCCCGCCCGGGCGGCGGTGGCATTCGTTAAAAACAAGGCCGCGAAAGCGGCCTGTGACATGTCACACTACATTGATATATGATTCATAAAGTAGCTTAAAGATTTACTTCCCAGAAAAGAAATTTCTTTTCCTGGATATGTCGCAATAATTGAGCATGACTTATCCCCGTTAGAGGTAACAAATCCTGAATAACCTACTTGTTCTTTACCATTTTGTTGCTTGGCTAAAAAGTAGAGGTAGCTTATCTTTTTGCCCTCTGGGTAAAACTCTGCCAAACCAGTATCGGTGATTGAATATTTTATTCTCCCGCCTTGAGTAACGTTTTCCATCTCAAGTTTAGCTATGTCTTTTCTGTTGTATTCAGCATTGATTTTCCTTTTGAAATCAATGTTGTTTTCAAATGAGTAGGAAGCAACAGTCTGAATAGATGGGAACACGTTTATCTGGATGCCTCCACAGTCGGCACAGGTATAAAGGTATGAATCAGATGGAATCCCCATAAAAGAAAACTGAGTTACCTTAAATTTATCGCTATCTCCAAAGTATTGAAGTTCGCATTTAACATTTTTCCCTGCAAAAGAAAATGCAGACATCAATATTGAAACAAAAAATATAATTGCCTTCATTATTATTTACCTAGCATGAACTGCGATGGTGGGATCAGAAAGTCGTTACCCTGCTCACGCTCAACACGGCGCTGATAACGCTCAAGAGAGCCTGGGTCAAGGGCATCTTGTATCCGGTTCAATATTAAACCATTCATCGCCGTACGAAGCCAGAACACGTTGAGGAATGGCGTATTGTCAAGTGCCGTGCGATACCAGTCACCCAAATCTGCATCCCCTCTCGTGGTCTGCTGGAGCAGCGTGATAATGCTGTCAGCGTTCGATGCTGCTGGCCCCATTAGCGACGTAACCGGCCCGGCCCCCATGCGGTTGACCTCGCCAAACATGAAGTCACCCAAGATGCCAAGACCGCCCCCCTGAGATGCGGCTGCGAGAAACGTCTTGGCATCTGCCGGGCGTGGTGTTTGCCCTTTCAGCATGAGTTTTGACTGCATGGAGATATAACCAAACATAGTCGCCCAGACAAAGAGGTTTGCAGCACCAAGGAAAGCCCCCTTCCCGTTACGTAGCAGCGCATTCGTCAGCGATCCGGTTTTCGACTCACCAAGCCCAGCAGGAATATAACCACGCCCGAATACTTCGCGTCCTAGTACGTTCTGCATGAAGCTTGCAGTGAACGATTTGTACTGACCAGCGAATCGTATTGCTTCCCCAGCCACCGTTCCTGGCACCGTGCCCATCTTCATAAACGCCTGCGTGCGATCGCCAGGCTCTGACATGGCGATATTCAGGCGGTCAAGGATGTAGCCGCGCAACTGCCCTTCCAATTGATCGCGTGCGTCAGCGATAGCGCGCTGCGTTGGTTTGATCCCCTTACTCTCTACATAACCGGCAATCACTTCGTCAGGCACGCCGCGGATGCCGCTGGTCGTCATGAACTTACGACCTTCGCTATCGGCCATGTCCATGTTGCGAAAAATTTCCCACTCACGTTCGCCAATACCGTGCAGATCCAGCACGCGTCGCAGGTCTTCCGGTAGCCGCGCATGAGACTGGTCAGCATTCTTTGCAAGCCAGTTGGTTATCATCATGGCGTTGCTGTTGCGACCGCTCTCGGTCCAGAAGTTCATGAGGTTGTACTTAAAGAAAAGCTGCTGCGCGCGACCAAGCTTTCCATTCAGCGTGTCATCACCAGATATGCGCCGGATGATTTCCTGCGTCATGGAGTCGGAATAAACTCCGATAGAGGAAAGGATCTCTTTCTGCTCCGCGCTGTTGTAACGCGTGAAGCGGCCTCTCATAGCACCAAGCAACGCCTGCATAAAATTCTGCCCTTGGTAGCGCATCTCGGTAGCGGCGATAGGCACGTCGTTAAACGATGAGATTACCGCGCCACCAAGTTGGCTCATACGCAACCAGCCGCGTACAGCCGCCGACGCATTGGCCCAGCCTACGCTGCCAGGAATATTTAGCGAGCCGTCAACCTGCGGCATTACGGTACGGTTAATGCGACGCACCTTCGTCATGTAGTCAGCCAACGCTGCCGGTCTTCCGGATTTGCTGATATCTTCAGCAATGGCGTCCGTCAGGTACTTAAACATGTTCTGTGGGTTAGTGCCCAGTACGCGCATCATGCCCGTTGTGCGGGCAGCGCTGTTTAAGCCACCAAACAGCGCTTCTCGCAGGCTGCCGGTGCCGAATTGCTGGTTGTACTCGTGCCACGAGATACCATCTTTGAAGTGCAAAATTCGCTCTTGGCTGGCGCGTTTAGCTGCGTTCGCCGATCCCTTAAAGCCATTCATCCAATCGGGCTTTTCAGATGTAAGATGCACGCCGGAAGCCAGCCCGTTATAAATGTTACGCATGAACTGCTCGCGGTCAGCCACGCCGTCAAAAGTGCGCTCATCAAGGCGCGGGAGAATAGCATTTCGCCATGCTTCATAACCTGCGGCGCGGATCTTCATGATGTCGTGTGACTGGCGCACTATATAGCCCGGCTCTTTGCGTATCCATGCCCCGGCGCGGTTCTCATCAATGCGCGCAGTTTCCTGCCATTTCATGATGATTTGTGCAGCGCTTACGGATTGCTTTGTCATACCGTCAGTTGACTGCCCGCGCCCTATGCGCCACATTGCATCGGCAATTTCCCGGTCATTGCTGCCGCTGGCGATGAATTGCACCAGCCCGGCACGGTCAAAATCGTAGTTGATACCGGAATGATACTTGCCGCGCAGTTGCGCCACCTCCGAAGATACCGACCGGCGGGCGCCGGTACGCGCATCGTTGCGGCCAACCAGCATTGCTTCAAGCCCGATATCCGGGCGGTCTTTCCAGATAGTACGAAGCTCTCTAAGTCGTTGTGCGGCAATACGGGCGTTGATTGCCTTATTGCGAGCCTCAATCTGTTTTGCCAGCATATCGGCATTGCTCAGTTCTTCCGCTGCGCGCATCGCGGCCTCTTCCAGAGACAGCGCCTCATTGGTCGCCAGAATTCGCCTAGTGGTGTCGTTCATGTCACGCACCAGCGACTCCATCTCATCGGAAGAAAGCTCGCGACCAGCGGCAGCATTTACACTGCGCTCGCACTGCGTCAAAAATTCGTTTGCTGCCATCACATCCCCCGGTTAATCATACAGGCGGCAAATGCCCGGAAAGCGTTGCTCATGCTATTGTCGCTGGCGTCGGCACGAATATCATTGAGTTTCTGGCGCAACGTGGTCGCAAGATCAGGGTTATCGACAGCGATATCGTCAAGCAGGGCGTTACTCAGGTTGAGCTCGTTATCAAGGTCTGCAGCGGCAGCGGTAATTTCATGATCTGCCTTTTGCGTTTCTTGATAAACCCGATCGGCTGTTTCGCTTGCTGGGCGAGCCGTTTCATCAACCTGCCGTGCCGGGTTCTGTATGCGATGGATGGCGCGTTCACGCAGTGCCGGTTTGTGCAGTTCATAGAAGGGCTCAACATCTGGGCTACGTCCTTCCATCATGTGTGCCAGCGCAGCGCGATACGCCTGCTGGTTCACGTTCCAGTCAGCATCCCTGATGGCGCTTGCGGCAGTGCGAACTGCGCCAGCGACCGGCGACATCTGCATGCCGTCCAGGATCTGCTGCGCACGCTCGGAAATGGTGACTTTCAGGTCGTCGGGGATCTCGCCGCGGGAAATCTGAGACTGGCGCCAGCGCGCCTGCTCTGCTGTCGCGTTCTGCTCCAGCGATGTGTTGATCTCCTGATTGCGTGCAGCGATGGCGTCTTTCTCGGCCTGAATCTCTTTCAGTGCCCTAGAGCGCGCATCCTTAAACTTCATCCGCTGCCCCTGATACTTTTTGGTGCGCTGCTGCAGCGTCGCATCAAGCGAGTCAGCATGACGTTGATTAGCCGCAAGCTCGGCACGCAGGTCGGCAACGTTACCGATCTGACCGCTCTGTAATTCCTGCTGGCGCGCCATATAGTCAGGAACCACGTCGTCATAAGCCCGGCTGTATGCGTAGCTCTCCGCTTCACTGGAAATGGCCGCCGCCAGATCTGCGTTAGCGCCAACCTCAGGGATATTCACGCCCGCCGGAATGTTGTCAGGCGTTATCACCGGGGTTGGCTGCGCATCGCCAGAAAACGCCGGGGACTCTCCCGTTGCAGCATCGGGAACGCGACGCGGTCGCACGATATCGGCGATAAGGCCGCCGCCGGCATGCATTAGACCGCCAGCCATCGTGTTAAAGAAAGTACTTTCCAACGCGTTGCTATAGGTGAAGTCGTCACCTTCCGCCGCCGCTGCCAGCCCGGTAAGCGGCACGGTCACCACCGCCTGCGCTGCCCCCATGCGTGCACCAGCAACAAATCGCTCGCCAAATCGGCCAAGCACAGAAGCCGCCTTTGCTTCTCCAGCGAACGGAACCAGCGCCAGCGCCACGTTACCAGGATCTGCCATTGAACCAGCTAGGCTGGCTGCGAAATTAAGCGGCGTGGCTACCCATCCGCTCGGTGCCGACATCGCGATCTGCTGGCGTGCCAGAGAATCTTTGCGTTCGGCAATAACATGATCGAGAAAAGCCTGCGTAACGCCAGAATCTGGCACGTTTATGCTCTTTACGCCGTACTGCTTCAGGAGCTCATCCGCTTCCTGCTTGCTGATAACTGTAGAGTTTGGGTCATTCGCCAGCGAGTCGGCCTGCGCAAAGCGGTAGCCGGACATGACCGGCCCCTCTTCAAATCCCTGCTTAAGGGAAGAAAGCAGCGATTCACCAAGCCCTGCTGGCGCGTTGCCAATTGGCTGGTTAATTCCCTGTCCCGGATCATCTGTGTAAATTGGCATGTTATCGTCCTGATTGCTGGCCGTTCTGGAAAATGTTAATCAGGTTGTCGCGCTGACTTTCTGCGCTGTATTCCTTAGACTGTCCGGGAGTATATTTCACCGGAGTATCAATGAACTTGGTAATGCTGTTCCATACTGATCGGTTGGTTGTTCCCAGTTTCGCCAGATCGTTGAACGGCACCGTAATCGGGTTGCCGTCGGCACCGTTGACGATCAGCCCGTTGAGCATCAGGGTAAGTCCTGTTTCGTCGCTGTTGGTAACCCACTGCGCATTATCACGAATGCGGGAGATACTCTGCTCACGGTTGACCTCATCAGGTAGCCTTGGGTCACCAATAAGCGGCATAATCTGATCTGCTGACAGGTTTTTCAGATACGCATTGGCACCATCGTTAACGTCACGAATATCTATCCCTGCACGATTAGGTAGCCGCCAAGTGCCATTGGTCTGGTACTGCTCGCCGAGGATGTCCTGATACGCCTGTTTTGCTGCATCAGACGCCGACATTCCGCGCTGCATGTTGATGTAAGTAAGTCGTTTTCCCTGCTCGTTGAAGTTATTCCACACGGCAGTGCCACCAGGCTGAACAACCATCGTGCCAGCAAAATCTTTCGATTGGTCATTCCATGACGAGTCGGCGCTATCCGCGTCGGTTTTCTCAAGACTGCCGCGTAAGTCAGCAGTTTTAACGCTACGGTTTTGCCAGAGCGCATTTGCCGCGCGCGGGTTCTCGGTAGCCATGACAACCTGCAACGCAGGATAAGCGCTCTTCTGAACCTGCTGCATCACCTGATCCGAGTATTTGCCGAACGACTGCGCCACCGACTGAATGGCCTTAACGCTAGATTCCTGCGTGTTGTCAATACGCTGCAGTACATCATTGACCATGGACTCCGGTAAAACTTTTTTGCTCATTATCCCCAGGCGGTCTTTTTCAGACTGTATGCGAGAAACTAGGTATTCACCAGATGAAGGGTCATTCAGGTACTGCTGGAATGCAGCCTGCACAACCGGAGAGTTTTGTTGCAGCCATGCCCCCGGATCCGCTTCCCGCGCCTTCAGTACCTGCCCAAGCTTGACCTTTGCCGATGCATAAAGCTCTGCTTTGTATTTAAAGTCAGGGTCGTTTTCCTGCGGTGCCATTGCCTGCACGGCGGCGGTACCCTGCTGGACGTTGCCCTGCATAATGGTCTGATAAACAGGTTGTAGCGTCATTGCCTGCTGGTATTGCTGGAAGGTTTTTTCCATCTGCAGGCGCTCGGCAGGCGCTGCCTGAAGCGGCATAACGGCGGCCCATTCGTGCGCTGAAATAGGCGTCACCTGCTTACCGGCCTCAATTTTGGATAGGTCGTCCTGCATTCGACTCTGTAGCGCAACGCGACCGGCTGAAGCCTGCATGTCGTACATGCCAGCAACCTTGCTCATCATCTGCGACTTTTTGTCCGGACTCATGGCGTTCCAGAATGGCTGTGCGATGAGGTTTTCCATCGTCGCAGATCCAGGAATAGCTCCAGCACTGCCAGTTACTTTTGCCACATAATTGCGCGTCTCGTCGTATGGGATAGCTGCGGCAAACTGGGCGTTACTGACTTCGCCTGTGCGCGGATCGCCAATCTGTTTAATCCAGCCGTCAACCTTTCCTGGGCCAGCGTTATAGGCAGCTACTGCCAGAACCGGGTTATTGTCGTATTTCTTCATCTGCGCGCCGAAATAAGCTTGCCCCAAGCGGGCATTATAGCGCGGGTCATTCAACCATTTATCGCGGTCCCACGGCACGCCAGCAAGGCGGGAAGCTTCGGGGCCAGTATCTTCCGTCACCTGCGCTACGCCAACAGCGCCTTTTGGCGACACCAGAGGTGTTCCGTCCTTTCCGTACTGATTTCCGCCACTCTCCTGCCAGATTATTGCAGAGAATAACTGCGCCTCACTCGGTGTATCGGTTACCTCAATCTTGCCGTTCGGACCCATGATCTGTTGATACATCGGCACATACCACGCCTCCGCCGCACCGTTCGCGGCATTCTCGCGCCACGAAACCCAGTTCTGTTCGATCTCTTCCTGACTCTGGCCGTGGGCTTCGCCGTAAGCGATGATGCTATGATATGCCTTCAATCCTGCCTGGTTTGCCATTGTCGGGTTACGGAACTGCATCGATAGGTTTTTTAGTGTCGCATCCTGCATATCCGCCTCATACTGGCGAACCTGTCCTATTTCGTACCTCCCGGCCTGCGTAGTGAACTGAATGCGCTGCTGCTGCGCCTGCTGCATGAAAGCATTACGAGCCTGTTCATCCGGCAGCGACACAGCCAGTTGTTCGACCTGAGCATCAAACTGCTGCGTATACTCCTGACCTTTTCCAATAGCATTTTTCCCTTTCAGGTTAAGCAATCCTGTTTCAGGATTATTCAGCAGATCACTGCTTATCTGACTGAGGTTAAGAGATGCCTCCTGAGCCAGAGCGATATTGGCACGCTGTTTTGCCTGACCAAAAACATCAATTGCCTCTGCCCCTGCCCGAACAAAAGCATCACCAATACCTGGCTGAGAAAACGTCTGCAAGCCTGCTGACTGAACTCCACGGCTCTGAACCTGACGGCCGGATACTGTTGGTACGACTGGCATTATAATCCTCCGGGTAATCTGGTTCCTGCTGCTGCCCCGATTGGCGCAGGGGTGCTTTGAGTAAACGGACTCCACGTCCCACCAAACATCTGGTACGCACCGTATGCCTTCAGAGGCGCAGTGAGCAATGTTGTTGCTGCTCCCACATTCCCCTGTTTACGGGCTGAACTGGCTTCTGCTTTATAGTTGGCAGCCTGAACCTGATAACCGTAAGCCTCGCGTTGCGCGTTATTCACCGTCGTCAGAGAATCAAGAGCGCCAAACTGGGCAGTGTCGCCAAATATATCCAGCGCGTTACCTGTAGATAAATCAGCGCCGGTAGCCCCCATTGTCGCCGCCTGTGTACCAAGCCGCTGTCGGGTCTCTCTGCGCCGTTGCTCAGCTTCAGCGTTACCTCTGTTTATTGCATCATTTGCCTGAGCTGTGGCTATATCTGCGTTCGCTTCTGCAACCTTCGAGGCATACTTTCCCTGTTGGTACTGGGTGTATGCCTGAATGCCACTCATGGCGAGCATTGCGCCACCAGCAATAACCGGATCGCACATTATTTTCTCTCCATGTGAAATCTGTGGAAATTAAGACCAAGAGCACCATAAGGCGCGGCTTCTTCAAGCCTGAATCCAAGCCAGTGCAGCCATGCTTTGGCAACATGGTTTCGCTCGTCGACGTAGTTTTCCAGGCGCGGATAAACTGCCAGCATCTGCTGCAATACAGGGCGGCAGTGGCGAAGAAATGTCTTCTGATATTTTTCAATACGGCTGGTTCCTACCAGCCAGGGCGTACCATTGCCACCGATCATTGACGCCGGAGATACGCCAAACATGGTTACCAGTTCTCCGTTCGCAAATCCTGACCAGGCCATAGTCGCAGTACGCAGACCAACACGCAGCGCATCTTCGGTAGTCATCAGTGATACCGCATACAGTTCGTCAATATCAGCCTGACGAACATCCGGCAAAATCATCTGAAGATGCTCTTCGGTTGCGGGAATAATTTGAACATCGATCATCAGAATCCCCCAACAGTAAGGCGAGGAATAACGGCAAGAACAGACAGCGGCAACGGATCAAGCTGACGGATTTTTACACGCCCGTTTTTGCCCCAGTTACTGTCCAGTTTCACTTCTACTTTTCCGGTAGCATCATCAACAGGATCATCGTAGAACTCGAATTCACGCTGTGGATATTCGTACCATTTACCGCCGGGCGTAGTCGCCCAGATGCCGCGACTGGCATTCACAACCAGAGTAACGGAGGGGATCACCTGTTTTTTGTCCAGCAGCGTTTCCTGTCCGTTAATGTTGATATCCAGTGTTTCGAATTCAGCAGTTATTGGCAGGCCGATGTGCACTACAGCCCCCGGAGATTCCAGCGTGACGGCACCTCCGGAAACCACTTTCTGTGGTTCCACGTTCGCATCAGAGAGAATGTTTACGGTCTGGCCTTCAAGATGAGACAGGCCTCCAAATGTCCGGCGCGCCATCTGCCAGTTCGTGGTAGCCACATTCCTGAGGGATGGCGGGACGTTCCTGTTAGCACGAACCACTACAGCGGTATTGCTGGTTACAGAAATGATGTCGCAACGTAATTCTTTTGACACTTCATCGCCAGTATCAGGATCAGTTCCGGTATAAGGGAACTGTAGTTGAGCACCGACATCACTACTGGTGAAGTACGCACCACCAGAAACACTGATTGTATATTCCGCGCGGTAATCCCATTCGCCAGAACCACCAGTGACGATCATCGTTCTGTCAGACGTATTTCTTCCATCATAGCTAAGGCCAGAATCAACAAAGAAAGCATCTTCATCGCTGGTAAATAAACGGCTGGACAGTCGCTCTATGTATCTCACTGTTTGCCCGTTAACGGTTCGGTTAACGACGAAATACACCGCATCTTCATTGCCTTCGCTGATACTGCATGTGCTTTCATATTTTCCGGTACTGGATTGTGGTGCCCATGCAAAAACCTGCTGATCACGCAAATAGGTCATCACCAGTAATTTACCGTCATCACGAATGCAGAAGGCGCTGGAGTAAGGGACAATCGAGAAGCACCAGTCAACAATGCTGTGCTTCTGAAAAAGATGATTGGCAAGGATGGTCAGGTCGTTCCCCTGATAGCCGTCAACATCGAATGAGTAGGCCAGATCACGGACAACACTGCCTTTCTCCTGGACGAACAGAGCAATATTCGCCACGGCAATTGGTGGGACATTGCTCGAGCCATTTGATCCCTGAGAGCTGAATGCAAATGATGATGGGGTAAGCACTTTGTTCTGGTCGCCAGTGATGACGTACTCACCTCCGGAAGTCAGCGCCACCAGCGAACCAACATCAATCAGGTGACGGATCTCATTAACCTGACGCCCGGCATAGGTGTAGATAATTCTGTCGTCATCCTGCGTAGGATTGCTTTTGCCAAAATCCTTATAATCCCCGGTACGGCTGGCCCAGATAGTCTGAGGGAACGCAGTCGATGCGGCGAAGTAAAGGCGTTGTTGATAATAAACAACAGTGCCAGGATAACCGTTAATACTGTTCCAGGCATATTTAGCCCATTTATAGCTGGCATTATCCTCGCCAACTACCTGCGAAGGGATATAGGAAATCACCTCGGCAGTTGCAGTAGTTCCATTTGCAGCAGAGATACGGGCAATGCCAAAACCACTGTGCAGATACTCCCACTCAATGCCGGTATCATCATCACCGGATCCGCCCCAGCCATCCCATGATGTGCCTTCTGTATGCGAAGGGCGCAAAGTGCCTGTTTTGCCTGCTGTAACGGCGCGATAGTAGTTACTGTCTGCACGGCGAATATCGCCAATCGACGTACTCTTACTGGTTTCCCATACCGGCACAGAATCCACTGCAGGCTGTTCCAGATAGAACAATTTGCCTACCTGCTCCGCGCCAAAAATTGAGGCGCTTGCCGTTAACGTAATTGTCCCGGTGCTGGCGCTGGCATAAACCGTCACTGAATCGTCAATATTGATATCTTCAAATGGCCCGTTCTTCGTTACCACATCAACCAGTTGCCAGTTGTCATGCGCATAGCGGCGCAACTCTTTCGGCGGGTATGCCGGATGAACCAGCGTAAGCACGTCTGCGCTTTGCGTGAATTTAATTCGGTACAGATCGGCTTCAGTATATGGCGTGGCAATTTCATAAATAACATTGCTGCTGTTCAGCACCAACGCACCATCTTTGATAACGCGCATGTACTGGTGTCCGAACTCCAGAGCATAGGTCTGAACCGTCGAGAACTGGAACGGGATCAGGCGGCATTTCCGATTTGGGTATTTGGCGGCACCGACAAAACGCGTACCAGGTCGATTCTCAACGCCGCCATACTGCCGCACGATAAAGTTATCGCACTTGCGCAATGCCACCTGGTACTTCGCCATGTCGATACGACCGTATAACGACGGTCCAATCTCACCACCGGCAAAGCTGGGCTGGATCCAACTGATAGCCATCAGGACAACCTCGCAATGGTAAACTCGTCAACCGGTGGCTGTGGTTCCTGTGATTCATTCTGGCTATGCGAGCCAGCACTAAGAATCACGCGATTGTACATATTGAGGGCAAACGTACCGAGGTCTGCATTCCCAGTCAGCGCCATGTTAATAGCTGCCGCAAGACGCCAGGCCAACGCCTCCATAAAAATGGCATCAAACATGTTCACATCTGTAACGCGAGAGACATACTTGAGCCATGCCTGAGGCTGGTCTGTGTAGATCAACTTTCCTGTTCCGTCGGTGTCTGCACCAACTTCGTACTGAACGCGCATTGCTGCTGTTGGATTGCGTACACCAGGAAGCATAATTTCAGTAATGCGCAGACAATCGGACGGGTACTGGTATGCGTATTCCCAGTCTGGCGGCGGATTGCTCGTATCTGCAAGCGCCACGCGTTTGGTAGCAAAGTTCCAGTCAAAATCAGAAAGCACAGCATCACGGCAGGCCTCAAAGTGCAGCGAACATTCCCCCGCTTCCTTGCTGGCTTCCGTCAGGCTGTTAATACTGCGGCTGTTGCCAATATTGGACAGCGCACGATTGCAGATCTCTACTACAGAGGCCATAAGTTTCTATACTCCTGCAATAAAGGGGCCGAAGCCCCTTGTCTGATTCGCGAGGCTTACACGCCCAGTTCTTTACGCTTATCTGCGATCTTCTCGCGGAGCGTTTCTGCTTTGGCGTTATGGTGTGGCTTCTCGTTAAAGAGCAATTCGTACTCTTCACGGAGCTTATCCAGTTCACCATCATCTGACACATCGTTGATGATTTTGGTGCTGGTTGCTGCCATTGACACCTTTCCCGCTACCTTTGCTTTTGCCTGTCTGGCTGCATCGTTAACAGGTTCCAGTGCGCTACCAGGCTCACCTTCGTATTCGATTTCTGCCCCCTCCGGCCACAGAGTGTTATGGATATGAGAGAGGCGCAGAACGCGGTATCTTGGTTTCTCACCTGACATCAATATCACCTTAACCAGTTACTTTTGAGCGGATCGGATACGGCGTATTGGCATCAACATCAAGATTGATACCCGCAGTGAATTTGCCAGCCGTTAGTGGGCCAGTTGCGACGGAGTAGTTAACACGCAGATATCGCTGAACACCGGCTGGCACCTTTGCAGAAACAACTCGCTTACCTGCTGTCAGGGTGGCCTTTGCCAGTGCGCCACTATCATAAATAGTGGACCATGAGCTGTTATTCTCACTCGTCTGCAACTGGATGTTTACAGTTGCCTCACCACTTGCCGTGGCGGCTTCGTTAACCAGCGCCCAAAACTCAAGCGGGTAACCCACACCGATATCGCGACGGTTTCCGTCAATTGGACCGAGATCGATTACTTCAGTAGAAGCCGCGGTATCAGTTACCGCCTGTGCTTCGGAGAACATCAACAGTTTGTCGGTGATCATCTTCTTTCTCCATTAGTGGGTCTGTTACGACCCACTGGTTAATAACAGGCGTTACACCACACGGGCTTCTGTTTCCAGAAGCGCATCAGTTTCACGGATTGGTACACCACGGAATGAAGTCCACCACTCGCCTTCTGTCTCTTTTACGCTGATCGCCAGAGATGTTTTCTCCAGAGATTGCAGATCAAGAGCCTGGCCTACAGTGCGGTTCATGTAGAACACCGGGCGACCCATTCCACGGTTTGGAATGCGATGCAGTGCTTTAACCATCAACTTCGCAATATTTGCGGCAGAGGAAGGTTCTGAAAGATTGCTGACATCGATGTTTGCAATGCGAACAACATAACGCCAGTCACGCAGAGCAAGTCCGTTGTCCCATTTGTAATGGGTGCGATAGCCTTCGTACTTGCCGCCATTAGCATCTTCCAGTGTCACCTGGCCTTTATCTTCCATCTGGATGCCAGCCTTCTGCCCTTTCGGGAAGATGCCATGCACGGTGTTTTCGCCCCACACCACTAACCAGATTGAGGTGTTATCTGTACCCGTGCCACCAGCATCAATGATGTTCTGAGCATTACCCGCAGACAGGCTGGAATAGCGGGAGGACAGTCCCATAAACTGCTGAGGGTTAACGCTGGAATCACCATAAAACAGTGTCTGCGCCATCTGCTGATTCATCGCTTCAATAAATGCGCGGTCTTCAGACAGGCGGAATTCGGCGGTATTACCGTTCAGATCAGCCAGTGACTTATCGACTTCAGCATAGGTTTCCAGCATGCCAACGGAATCGGTGACCTGCACTGTGGTTGATTTGCTTGGCTGTACACCATAGTTCAGCAAACGCCAGGTAGCTGAAGGTAAACCAGAACGAATGGTGGTTCGGTGTCCGGTAGGAAGGTTCCCTTCGACAAAAGGCATATCCTGAAGGATCGGGTTAGTTTGACCGAGAAGCTCGATAATCTTATCGACTTTCCCGTTTGGATCGACGCGCTTACCCCAGTCAGCCAGCGTTAGCGCAGTTAAGCCTTTAACAGCCATTGTCATTTCCTCTCTTATTTGCCATAGAGCACTTCGGCCGCACTACGCTGGCCTTCATTACCACCGGTGACCATGCCATCTTCAGACATCGCCTTTCCGATTTTCACGAACGTTTTGACCAGATCAGGGTGATTACCCAGCCCGGTGGTGTTCAGATATTCTTTGAGTTCAGGTGTCCCGAACTGGTCAAGCGCACGCTGTGCGGCGCTAAGGTTAGAAATCAACTTGTCGCCACCGATTTCTTTGTCAGCTTTTACATCCGCAGCCCACTGCTCGGTTGTTTTCTGCCAGGCTTCTGCCTGGCGCTGCTGAACACCTGCCAGAATCTTCGGATAAGCATCAACCAGCTTTTGCGCTTGCTCGTTGGTCAGGTTAAGTTCTCGCGCCACCGGCTCGAATTCCTTCAACGCTTCTGTATCCAGCTCTACGCCTTCGGCAGCCTGAAACTCGTACTTCTCAGGCGCACCCTCTGGTTTATCGCCGTCCTTTTTTTCATCCTGCTTATCGTTTTCAGGCTTTTTGTCATCAGCAGGTTTATCGCCATCAGCAACAGGTTGTGGCTTATCACCTTCCTGTTGTGATGGATCACCAACTGGAGCAGGGTTATCACCTGCAGGCGCTGACGGTTCTGACGCAGCCGGAGCTGCTCCACCATCGACTGGTTGCTCATTGCAAAGACGGCTATACAGCAAACGCTCAAATAAATTCATGATCACTCCTGTTCACTGGCCTCTTTGGCCATCTTCAAATACTGTTCAGGGCAATGCGCCATAACGCGCTGAAACAGTTCCAGCGCCAGATTGCGTTGCCCCTCATTAAATGCCATTGCCATAGCGTCCATCGGTGAGATAGCGGAAAACACACGGCCTTTCTCCAGCACCGACCAGACAACGCGACGCCCCTGTTCACTGCTCATGACAAAGCGAATGTCATCAATTTCACGCTGTGCCATGTCACGTTGCTTACGGGCGTTTTCTTCTTTCAGTTGATCGTCTTCGTAATCTGTCATTGTGATTGCCCACCCTGACCACTAACTGCATTCGCCATAGCTGACAAAACACTCGGATCCGAAGTTTTAGCTTCGCTTAGCGTCTTGGCACCCTGTGCCGCCGCCATCCCCATCGCCATCATTTGTTGCTGCTGTTGTTGCTGTGCCCGTTGCTGGCGAGCCTGCTCAACCTGTTCCTGCGGAACAATGACGGTTGGAGACACTCCGGACATATCAGCGAATGCATCGATCGCCTGATCAACGTTGAGTTTGTCGAGAGCTTCTGGTTTCGCTTGCGCAAGTTGACCAATGAAGTTAACCGTGGACGCCAGACTGGACAGGCCGATAGACTTCTGCGCCTGAGCCATGACGGAAATGTATTCGACCTTCAGGGGCATACCTTCCATCGCGTCAGGCGGTGGCGGCAGCATGTTTTTACGCACCATCATCGAGAAAGCGCGGTCAATGAGAGGGTTAAGACATTCGTCGTTCAGACGCTCCAGAACCGGCCCCAACATCAGAAGTTTTTCTTCTTTCATTTCGATCACCGCTTCAACAGGCATCGAGCGGGTATTGATGTTCTGCAACATCATGAACAGATCGACAAAGTAGGCGCTGTTAATGATTTGACGAGTGTCCTGAATGTCTGCTACCAGATCTGCTGTACTGGGGTTAACCAGATAAGCAGGCCTGAAACCATCCTGACCAGTAATCTGATCGATATACGTGATGTCGCCAGGAAGAAGGGAGGCGCGCTGATTCTTGAGGGAAGTCGGAGCAACCATCGGCGGATTGGTGGCTTTATCAATCAACTGCGACTTGCGCTTCTGGAGAAGCTGCAATGCCTTAACAGGTCCAAGCGCCAGCATACCCGGGCATGATGATCCATAAACATCTTCGCCATTAACTTCCCAGCGCGGAGCCATAATTGGAAACTCATCAAATCCGGACTCACGCAACAACTTGTCGTTATCGCCACCAACCTCGTAATAAACCGATTTGAATGGCTTGTTCTTGCTATCCAGCTTCGATGTATCGCGGTCAATGTTCGGGTAAACCGAATGCATCACGTCAATCCACTTCTCGTAGGTGCCGCTTTCCCACATGCTTTTTACGGATTCGCTGACGTTATTTAGCCCGAACTCCTGAACAAGCTGACGAACAGTCATAGAGAACTTGCGAAAACAGGTGTCCACACTGCCACGAGGTGAGTTAGCCAGGTAGTAACTGCCTATCGGGAATGGCATTGTGCGAATGATGTCCTCGTCATCCTCCAGCACCGCCATTGCACCAGTGCTGTATGTGCCGAGGCTTCCGTATAACTGCGGAAGAGACTGGTAGAGATTCGACTTATTGAACATATCGTTCATGCGGTTCTGCACCGCCTCGAGCCACAACTTAACAGGACCATAATCCATCATTTCAGGATCTGGCGTAGCCAGGCGAAACCACGGACGCGCAGGGCTTGTGATGCCTGACATCATGCCGCTGGCGAGAGTGCGCGCCGCCATAGTCCCGGTCGAATCAATAATGCGTGTATTGCGTCGATCGTTACGGTTGACCTCAGAAGTCAGAAAGCGGGAACCACGCGGGTTGATGTAATCACTCAACTCGCGCCAGTGCGGCTCGAACGACTGACGCTCGCTTTCAAGTTGTGCGAACTGTTTGTTCAATCGCTCTTTAGTTGTTTCCGCCATTTCAATGACTCCGGTTACTGACCAAGCAGCGTTTTACCGCTGGTATTAGCGGTTGATGTGTCGCCCTGAGAACCGGTAAGCAGCGTAGAACTACGACCAGCAGCAGCGCGACGGCGACGTGTTTCTTCGTCGCGGGCATCAACAACGGCGGCATCCTGCTCCTGTGGTGCTGCCTGAACTTCTGGTGTTGCAGGCACTGATGGTGAGCTACCCATGCACATATCAATGACTCCGTACGCAATTAAATTATTACCAATTTAACCACATATGATTTATTTATCGTAGAAGGTTGACATTTAACGCGTGAATTATTACCTTTCAGGTAACTAAAGAGCTCATTCTGGTTACTAACCTGACTGGCTTGTCGTTAAATTAAACAGGTGGAGTGAGCTTTTATTTTGAGCAGTACGGCGTATGGCACATGCGCCGATAGCGGTCTGGATACGTTTAAGGGGCACCCTCCCTTGCTCGGGCAAACGAACCAGGTAGCCGGAATGTGCAAGTCGAGCGGTTTTATTCCGCGCACGGGGATTCACCATCCCGGCGATTCGGTGTGACGCCTCGGAAGAGACGAGGGTACAACGATGAGAGCATTTATGGAGCCGCGACAAAGTGTGGCGCCTTAACAGGCTAAGTGCTCTCAGCGTTGTGGCATTAGCTCAGTCGGACAGAGCAACCGCCTTCTAAGCGGTTGGTCGCAGGTTCGAATCCTGCATGCCACGCCAGAATCACGCCTAAGGACCGTGATGCCAGAAGTTCCAGGGGCTTGGCGGTGATGGTTTCCCTTGAAGAACTATCACCGCCCTTTTTACAGCAGGACGCCATTGCGATGACTTCATGCTGTAAACCAGTACAGCCCGGTTCGCCGGGCATTTTTTTAAGGTGAGATCATGAAAACAGCCGACATGCTAGCTAAATATCTAAATGAATGGCCGTGCAAATATGTACGCATTGTTCAGGGTGATGACTCAATTTTTTATGGTGTTTTTGCAGGAAATGAAATGCTTTGTGAAGCAATTCCAGGTGAGCGACTTGCCGGGTTAACGCTTAGCGATGACCATGGAATAGGAGTTACTTGCCATGACTGGATTTCAGCGCAGAAAACTGAAATGGAAAAAGGCAATGTGTTTGATATTTCTCGCGCTGTATACGCCAAAGAAAAAAGTGATGATGATTACATGCGCGAAAACTTATACAACATGAAGTTACAATGCCTGGCTGAAGTGCTTAGTAAAAGATCTTTACTTGATGTGGTTGGTGCTGAGCAGGACGCCAAGGCAATCAACGCCGCATTCGATAAAATAACCTTCTAACACCGTGACATGTCACAAACAGCCAGCCGATGAGCTGGCTTTGTTTTATCCTCATCAGAGGATATCAACGACATTATCCCCACCAGCGGATTAAGCATACGGGTCATAATCTGTGATGGCCTTGCCTTGCTGGTTCTGCTGCCCAGGAATTCGCAGACGCTTCGACACAGGGAAAGCAAACGTCAGCAGTAGCGCATCGCCTTTACCCGGCGAACGCCCAAGCCGCTCCTTGATATCTTCCTTCGGTTCGATAACGATTTTACCGTCCACACGAACTTTGTACTCTGCCGCTGACAGGTCGTCTGCAGTTTCCTGGTCATCCAGCATGCCGCCCAGCCTCAGCCATGTCTTACATGAGTTGAACATCTCCCCACGCTTGTTAAGCATCTGCGGGTCAGTGGACGCACCGCCGAACGGAACAAGTTGCCATGTACGTCCCCAGCCATCACCGATTGACTTCAAACCGGTTCCGTAACCGAAGTCGATGAACACCGCGTCAGCCTGATACTGGTCTTCAAAGTCAGCGATACGCTTCGCCATAATCAGATCGTCGGTGGTCTTGTTACCAGTCCATAGCACCTTACTGTGCAGCCCCTGCCGCAGGTATATCACCGCGTCATCAACGCCTGAGTATGCCGGGTCAACGCCGATTATCACCGGAGCATGTGCAACCTGCGCAGCGGTTACCACCCGTTTCATTGCCTCATCAGTAAGACCGGTAGGGATAAACTGCAATTCAGATGCATCAGGGAATATGCCGCGCACACGGATTTTAACGAAGTCGCTATCTTCCCCGTAGTCATCAACCCATTTCTGCAACTGCTGTTTGTTAGTGCCTTCCACCGTCCGGCTGTCAATCTGCGCAGTTTTCCAGCGGTGTTTATATTTGCGGAAACATTCGCGGAAACGCCCGGTGTTACGTGTAGGGTTTCCGAACGCTACCCAGATAATCTCAGTGTCTTCGTCCGTAAGCGCACCCTCAGCAACTTCCCACACCAGATCCGCAATGTTCGACGCTTCATCGAATACCACGATGATGCGTTTGCGCTCGTTGTGTAGTCCGGCGAACGCCTCAGTGTTGTGCTCAGACCAGGGGATTGCGTCAGCTCGCCACCGCTTGTCGTGCCCAGGGTCATTGCTGTACATCGCGGTAGCGGTACAGGTAAACCAGTCTTTCGTGATAGCAAGGTTTGACCACTTGATAATTTCCGGCCAGGTCTTCGTTCGTAGCTGGTTGTCGGTGTTGGCGGTCACCACGACCTTACAATCCTCGCAAGTGGACATGCCCCAGTTGATCAGCATTGAGATGAATGCGGATTTACCAATACCGTGACCAGAAGCACGTGCCAGCATAAGCGGCTGATATCGCGTCTCTGGATTCTGCAGGTGATCACGTATCTCTCGGAACGCATCAGCCTGCCACTGACGTGGGCCGGTAGCATGTGCCAGTTCAGTCCCTTCTTCCCCCCACGGGAACGCATAGAGGGCATAGCCAAGCGGATCGTGAGTGAACCCTGCAATATCCTCGATCAACTGCTCTTCAGGAGATAACGCTGTATCTGTCACTGATTGCCATCCTGACGTTCTTTCAGTCTCTTCCTGGCTGCCGCTATGCGATCAGCAATTGTCACATTCACATTAACATCCAGGCGTTCTTTGAACGCGTTGACATCAACATGCTTACCAATCAGCTCAAGGTTCTTCACCTTGTCAGGCCATTTAATTTTTTTGAGGATTGTCTCTATCGAATCCTCGTTCATGTTCATGATGGTCGATGACAGATCAAAGCCGCTAAGCGTAGTGCGCCAGATTTTCGGCCACTCGCGGATTGGTTTAAGGCTCCCATCGTCGTTGAGGATGTCGATCACGTCCATCTGGTCGATCTCCACCAGGCGCATGAGAACGTAATCAGCACTGACGCGCATTCGTTTGTTGCGCTCCTCCATCAACTCGGCAATCCGTTTTTGAATGCGTTCATCGCGCATCATGACACTGGCTTTAACTGCCGCTGTATTTGGGGAGAATCCTGCGTTAATCGCTGCCTGAGTCTGGTTTTCAGGCGTTTTGATGTATGACTGGCAATAAGCCTCCTGCATTGCTGTTAGTGGCTTAAATTGCGTTGATTTGCGTTTATAGGTTTTAGGTTCAGCAGGCATCATAACCACCGTGGTAATTGTTACCGTTGTGGTAATAATACCATGCAAAATAAAGCCGCCATAGTTGGCGGCAGTATTCAAAATCCATCAAATTCATCATGCATAATCTACTCGTGACATGTCACACTATTAATTTCGTTTCATGCCAGCCTTTAGTCACCCAGCATTGCGAGTCACCATTACACGGGCATGAATTAACTGGAACTCTCTCGCCGCACTTACCGCAACGTTTTCTGCTGATCGATTTTATACGCCCGCGCACACGTGCATCATCCTGGCGGATCAGTAACGCTATATACTCACCAAATTCGTAAGGCGCACGCCCGGGGCGACGCGTGGCACAGTTACGCTCCAGCATTTCAATTTCCTGAGCATCAAGCACAATTTCCAGCTTACGCACACCAGATGCAGCTTGTCTGGCTCTCTGAGCGGCTTTGCGCTCTGCTGCTGATTTAGCCATCAATATTTACCTTTATCGCGAACACCTTTACCGGTTTATCTCCTTTGCATGGCACGTAATTTTTTCAGATGGTTCTCCTGTTCTGTTTCAGCCAGGATCTGGTGATATTCTCTGTGATCAATGTGTTCGAATAAATTATTGAATTTTCTGATGCACACCCTTCCAGGATAGCCATCCATCCTCTTGAAGAACACTGAGTGATCAGTACTACGAATGATTTTTACTGGATAGCCAGCACTATCGGTGTATATCTGCCCGCGTTGAATCAAAGCGAACATGTGGTTATCCCCATCGACAAATCGAGTACACAACAAACGCTACTGCGAATACCATCCCCAGAGTTACGATTGCATCAGGCCAGCTCATTGATTCACCTCCTGCGGCGGTTCTGGCAGCGGCATCCAGTGGGTTGCCTGCTCAATACCATTACCCGGCTTAATCGTTGCTTGTCCTCGCCGAAAGGTACTTCCGGTATAGCGTGCGGAGCATATTAGCGGCTCAACCAGATCACTATCGAAATTCACCGAAATAAGTACGTTCTGATTCTTTTTCGGCATTCGCTCACTACAGCTTATCCAACCATCCGGAGTTACCGGATAGTTGCCAGCCAGTCTACGCAAAACAGCCTTAATTGCATCAATACGGTCATCATCAACTTTTTCTACAATATTGGAATTTAAATACTTCGAAGCCTTGCTATGCCAATCGCTGGTTTTAGGGTCTTGTCCATCCATCAAACGCCAAGCTTCAGCGATTAACTCATAGCCAGTAACAGTGGCTTCCTGCGCATCACCAATCAGTTGTGTGATCTCTCTTTCAAGCATGCTTAGAGCGTTAGGCATTGGTTTTTCTTCCGGTACTACTGGAACGGGGGGAGCGGCGTAGACCTCAATAATTCCATTATCAATAGGCCATTCTCCATCCTTGAGGTAGTCACTTGTGCCGTCAACTTGCTGTTCTGCAATGTGGAATGCACCTATTGGTTTTGCTTCCAGCGATGCCAGAGCAATTTCATAAGCACGGCGCTCAATATTGTCTCTCACATCCAGGCTACCTATGCGCTCTTTGATTTCTTTAATCAGTTCTTTGTCGGTTAAAGTGGTCATTTGTTAATCCTCAAAACTTTATGCCCGGGCGCAAAAGCACGCGTTTTGTCTTTGCTTATTCGCCAGCCATCCTTGCGCGCCTCTTTTGCACAGCCAGCCCATGACGTACCTATATACTCACCGAAGTCTGGCGACTTATATTTGCCATCTGTACACTGGAGGCAATCACAATAGAGATGCATGGTGTAACTTGCAGCGATAGCCATATCACTCTCCTTTAGTGCGCAAGTGGTTTTTCCAGCGGTTTTGCGCCGCGCTGGGCTTTTTGCAAAAACCACAATCCATCATCCCGTAATATTTCATCAACCCCATCCGTCGGTTGCTGAGTCTCACCCACTGCCAGACGCCAGGAGCGTTTCTACGAACTAACAGAATCTTTGCTTTACGGTTTTTCATCGCTTTGCTCTCCTGCATCTCCTTTGGTGCGAATTCCAGCGGCGCGTGGCACATTAACTTCCACGATGCGCACAGTTGGTTTGTACATCTCAATCGCAGTCAGCCAGTCAGCGCCAGTCATGCGCTTTTCTGCATCGCCATTAGTCCACTTAACCGGTACACCAATAGCCTTCATCGCGATTTCTATTTCCCCGGCAATGGCGCTTTTTCCGCAACCAGTAAAACCAGATACAACGACCAGAACTTCACCTTTGGCTGGTTTTATTTCCCGCGCTTCCAGTTCTGCTATGCGCTTACTTCCATCCGAGATAACACCTTCGTAATACTCGCGCTGCTCGTTGAGTTTTGATTTTGCTGCTTCAAGCTCAACGCGCAGCTTCCCAACCGTAAGCGCAATATCCTCGTTCTCCTGGTCACGGCGTTTGATGTATTGCTGGTTTCTTTCCCTTTCATCCAGTAGTGCCAGCACGGTAGCTGGATTGGCTGCGGCGATGAATTCAGCATTGGCCTGCTGTTCCATTTGGAAATCTTCATAGAAACGGCTTTCTGGATGCGCTCCTTCAATTCTGCAAATAGGAATATATCCAGCAACCTCGCGATGAATTAGTGCATCATCACCATCAAATCGTCCCTCTCCATATTCGAGCGACCACACACCACACGTTGCTTTCTCTGCCTTTTCACGCAGTGCCTGATAGTCAATTGTCATTCTCGCCATCCTTCACAGTTGTAATCACTACAGCCTTCAAAATCATATGGGCTGTACTGCCAGGTTATTTTTCCGCAATGCGGACAATTCCAACGCACCTTCCCGCTTCGCGACTTCTTTCTTCTGTTCTGCTCTTTCAACCAGTCAGGCATGACCAAACCTGCGCCCTGAACCATTGTTCTGCGGTTAAAGTTATTGATATTGAACGTCCGGCGCTTTGCTGCATCAGCAATGGAAAATGGCAACCAAACTATTCCTGGTTCGTTTTTGTTGGCGACGCTAAAGATGGTCGCTTTACTGAAGTCATCTGTTGGCAATCCACCGTGTTGAAGCCAGTAAACATCGTTGCCGTTCCAGCTGCCTTTTTTGTAGGCCACATACGCAGTGCAATCTGACTCAATCAGGCTTTCTGTAGGGATGTACTGGCAATCAACGTGCCACACAGCCATTGCATCCACACTATCGGCACAAACAGGCTGATCGATATCTCGCCCACAATTCCAGGCTTTTTGGGCTTCTTCCAGCGTGTAAACATGAGCGCGATCGATATCAGAACTGTAACCATTGCCGTTATGGCAATGGAATGAAGCGTTATTACCCACAGTTTCACGCAAGCACATCATGTAAAAGCGGTTATTCACTGGCTGCCTCCTTTGCTGGGCTTTCTAACTTCTGAGTGGTTGTATCAAACTCAAACAACTTAACCACGTCATCAAACAGGACATAATCGCCATCAGAATCTTCAGTCATGTCAGCGCCACAATCCTGACCGAACGAGTCACAACCATCCATATCAAGCTCGTATCGCTTGAGTTTTGCGATATTTGATAAATTCAGCGCCAGTACAGCAAGGTCATAAACCTCATCAGCGGTATACCCGGCACCATGCCCATACATTTCAATACGGGATATGATTTCTTCTACACGTTGTTTTGTGATCGTCATTTTTACTCACCTTCCTGTTCTTCCAGAAAAATACGCATAGCCTCAAGCATCTCTTCGGTGTCATACGGTGACAACTTGTCACGCAGGATGTGTTCAATGCTGTTAATGAACTTGCGGATTGCTTTGCGTTCAATTTCAGCCAGAAAAGCATCGGTGGCTGGAGTTTCGCTGTGGTGCAGGGCATCGTTGATAATCATTGCAGCAACTCCGGCCTGCCCTGCATCCGTGACCGACACATGCTCAAGAGTTACAGCCATTGCATGTTTCAGCCCCGCATTCTCCGCTGCCAGCGCCGAAAACTTCTCGTGTGCCAACTTAACAGCTGCATCAGCCTGCTTAATTGACTCAATCGCTTTCTGCTGGTCTTCGGCCAGCGCATTAGCACGCACCAGTTGCACTTCCAGTTGCGTTGCCAAATCGCTGATCAGCTTTGCCACACTGCGCATATCAACGGCACCACATTCTGCTTTCAGTTCCGAAGCCATCTCATGCCCGGCGGCAACTAACCCTTTGATATTACTTTCCATCTTTACCCTCGCTTATCCACATAACTTATTGATAACATTGATAACTAAAAAGATCGTCGATTCAGAACTCTTCGATGATCCAGCCACCACCTGCTTTCTTTGGTTTAACCGTTACCCCGATGATTCGGAACGGATACTGATCTGCGGCGACTTTGGTTTTCACCCTGGCGTCGTCGGTCCAGAAACCTTTCACTTCGTGCAGTTCCATCTCGCCGGTGGCGAGCATCACAGCAAAATCGGGCGTATAGAACGTGTTGTCAGCTAACCGCAGCTTGATACCCTCAAATCGATACCAGACGATTTCTCCTGCACGTTTACGCAGCTCAAGGTGCTGGCAATACGCAGATTCTGTTTTGTTCATCTGACCTGTTTTGAGTCGACCAAGAGCCTGTATCTGTTTTCTCATGATTTACCTCTGAGGTAATTAAAAACCACATAAGACACGAAATCAATAGATTTTAGAATATTTTATTACCTAACAGGTAATTGTCGAGACGTAAAAAAATGCGCTATCGCGCTGGTATTACTTGATAAATCCTGCCGCCTTTCCCCGCCTGTATTCCTCCATCAGCCACTGCGCCGGTGTTATTCCCCCAAGGGTGGCGGCGTTAGGCATGCACCCGAAACTTCGCCCTGGTGGATGGTAAACGTCTCTCCCTGTGTCCGGAGGCGTACTCATGGGCTCTGGCTTTGCCTGTATGCTGATCACCGGATCGGGTATCTGCTGTCCGGAAGCCACCTTTTTCGCCCAATCATCGAGCAGCCTGCGTGCGTGTTTCTCAACCTCAATCTCGCTAAGCTGGCGCTGATACATTGCACGGCGGGTATCACATACGACCCAGTACATAACCGGATGTCGCCACGGGAATCTTTCGGGACCACCAGGATATAAACTTTTTTCCTTGCTGTACCGGTGAAACTCCGCCATCACATCGTCAATGGTGACGCCAAGAACCATCTTGCTGTCTTTGCACCACTTGATAAATTGCCCTGGAGACGGCCAGAACGGAGATTCACTGGCGCGGGCGTGGCGCATACCAGCAGAAACCTGTTCACGGGTTCGGATCCCCCCTTCGGCAAACGCAGCAATCCACTGCTGTTTTGCAGCAACTTCCTGCTCTGGCGTCTTCAGGTTGGTTACCACTGCCGCCGGAAACAGTTGTTTCAGCTGTTTAAAAAGGGCATCAACAAGCCTCTCTGCTGACATGTTCACCACATTGTCATTGTTGACGTACTGATGCTCATAACCTGACATGCGAGAAAGGGCTTCTCCGTCACGGTTTTGTATCGCGGTAAAAACGTTGTTCACAAGAAATCCTCCCATGCTTCAGGGCTGTTCCAGTGCGGAACGTTGTTATCAGGTAATGTTGATTGCTTCTGTCTGCTAATCTGCAGCCGCCTTGCCAGCTTCTGCTCCCACTGTGCCTGATGGTATGCCTTACCCTCAGCCATCCAGTAAATTCTGAACTCTGCAAGTTCCTGTGCCGTTGGCAGACTGTCCAGGTAGATTCCCTGCAATGAGCTTTTCCGAAGAAAGTCATCTGATGGCTGCCATTGTTCATGCATGACAAATTTACCTAATTGCCCTGGCCCACCAGGAGGAACAAAGTTATTCATCACGGCGTTGTTTGCGCCGGGGTCATGAGGAACAGAATCCCCGGTTTTTGTCCTGCTCTCCCTCTCTTGGTTAAATGACTGGTTATATGACTGGTTCTGGATCCCGTTTTTGGGATCATTCAACATCCCGTTTTTGGGATCATTCAACATCCCGTTTTTGGGTATATTCCCGTTTTCGGTAACATTACCGTTTTCGGGTTCATTGCCCCCCTCCCGGTTGCCTTTAATGTTCCCGTTTTTGGTTATATTAAGAGAGAAAACCCGCACTCTTTTTGTCGCTCCCTTTCTCTCTCCGGTATCTGAAATAAGCCCCATTTTCATGAGCGATATAAGCCCGGCCTGCACGGTTTTTTTATTCAGGCAAGTGTCTTTAACGAGGCGTTCTATGCTGGGGTAGCAGAGGTTATATTCATCGGCTCTGTCAGCCATCGAGAGCAGTATGAGCTTTAATGATGAGCTACCTGGATCTGTCTCCCAGGCCCAATCTGTTGCATGTCTGCTCATGATTAATCTCCGCTATCAGCTTGAGTGTTGTGGGGAGGAATTAATCATGATCTGCTTAATCTCTGCCCTGATGCGACGGTTTGATTCCATGGTGCACTCAACACAGTGTCCGTTGTAAACCCAGCGTTCACTGTCATGTCCGTGCTTACATGGTTTTCCGGTGTAGTAGCGTTTAAGTCCGCGCTTTGCGGCATCAATACGTGTAATGATTTCCATGGTAAGCCCTGTTATTAGTATTGGGATTACGGTCATTTTGTGCTGACACAAAAAAAAGATCAACCAGATTTGGTTATTTATTACCTTTGAGGTACGAATAGATATGAAAAGACCGCCGGGTGGCGGTCTACAGAGGGTTGTAGCTGGATATCATGAGTAGAAGAAGTATGCCAGTTCTGCTTTTGAGCGCAGCCATTGTCTTGTTTTACAGGCTTTAAAAAGCCCATTCATCAATACTTTACCTGGCATTTTGCGCTTACCTGTTAAGTGAGTCTGGATATAGTGACTCGTCGTTCCGGCTTCCTGTGCGAAGGCTTCACGCTCATCCGGAGTAAGTGCAAGCCAGTGCTTTTTGAAATCGAAATGTCCGTTATCGCTCATAGCTATTGCCTGATATTTATTTCAGATAATAAATATTCACCCATAAGGTAACAAAAATCAAGGATAGTTACCTATGAGGTGCATTTACCTGTTGGGTAATATTGCTTTAAATTGAATCATCTACTGATTCATATATGAGGCGATTTTCCAGAAAATGAAAAGTATCCAGGACGTCCGCAGGCAAAATCTCAACGACTTGATCGACCGTGAATTCAATGGTGTTCAGACGCGGATGGCAGAAAAACTTGGAACTCAGGCAAATCTGGTAAACCGCTGGGCTCTTGGCAAGAAGGTTATCGGCGACCAGGTTGCGCGAAAAATTGAAGCTGCCGCCAATAAACCCCGTAACTGGCTTGATATCGATCGCTCGCTTTCTCAGGAAGGTTTTCAGCCTGTCGGCCCAAGCGACATTGGTCAGCTGGCGGCTCACAACCTGGAACGCTGGATGAGCGAAAGCCGCGACCTTTCAACGCAGGGAAAACTTCACCGCGCATCCGGCGTCGCCCAGGTGACAATCAGCCGCCTGTTAAACAATGAGGTCAGCGTTTCCATTTCCACCCTGGAGAATGTTGCATCCGCATTCGGGCGTCACGGATATGAACTACTGATTCACCCGCACGACCCTGCGACTATCAACTATGACCGCTCACGCTACGCATTGTTACCCGAAACCGAGAAAGCAAAGATCGAAAGTTACATTGAATTTGTCATCAACCAGAACGAAAAAAGCAAACAATAAAACTATAGTTTTCAGTAAGTAAGCCGCCTCATGGCGGCTTTTTTATTGCCAGATAGATTACCTTACGGGTAATTTTTTTAACTCATATCTATTGACACCAAACCAAATAAGCATAATTATTACCCCAACGGTAACAGACCGAGGTAACAAGTTATGCAGTGGAAAATCATCAACGGTTGGTACTGCGTTACTGCATGCGGATTCATGAGCTGGAAGTTCCGCACCTTACAGGAAGGCATTAAGTGGGCTTTCGTCAGCAAAGAAGCTCGCGATGTAGCCAACGATAACGAGATATGGGAGGGCTGATAATGAACGTTAATCAGCAGAAAAATCTTCAAAAAATCATGCTGGCATTCGACAAGGACTACCGCCTGTCAGAACAGCTATATGACCGACAAGTTGAACTGATTGAGAGCATCCGACTTCATCAACTGTCCTCAACTTTCGACGTTGTAACAGGCAAAGGCGTTCGTCAGGAAGTGCTGGAGGCTGCTAAAGACAGCCCTGAGTTCGAAGAACTGGTGGATGCCTACCGGCGCGAGGCAATGGCAATTATAGCGCGCTGGGATCTGGCGGATCAGCTTGATGGGCAGAGGGACGCGGCATGATGCGGAACGCTGGAATCATGGATAGAACAAAATACATCGGAGGAAGCGATGTTGCAGGGATTCTTGGAATTAGCCCATGGCGCACCCCGCTTGAGGTTTATCTGGATAAGGTCCAGCCACGTGTCAAACCAGTAGACCCAAGCAAGCAGAAAGTTTTCACGCGTGGCCAGCGTATGGAGCCATACGTAATAGACCTGCTTTCTGAGGAAACAGGGATGGAAATCGTTCATCGCGGAAACCGCTATATCCACCGTGATTACGATTTTATTGCAGCTGAGATCGATGCAGAAGCAGCGTCAGGCGAGAACATTGAGATCAAAACAGTTAGTCCGTTCAAAGCCAAAGAATGGGGAGAAATCCAGACAGATGCAATTCCTGTGCATTACACGGCCCAGGCCATGCACGGGTTGATGGTTACAAACAAACAGGTATGCGTTTTCGGTGTGCTTATCGGTGGCGACGACTTCCGAATCTATCGGGTTGAGCGTGATGAAGAAACTATCCAGGCGATCTTAGAAAAAGAAATCGCTTTCTGGGACCGAGTGAAAAATCTTAACCCGCCGGAAGCTACCAGCGTAAGCGATGTATCGCTGATGTTTGAGAAAGATGCCGGGACAAGTATCGAGGCTGACGGAAAGGCACTCGCACTATTCAACAATCTACGAGACATGAAATCACGCAGAAAATCACTGGAAGAAGAAATAGCTATATCAGAAGAGAAGCTGAAGATGTACATGCAAGAGCACTCAGTCCTGACCCTGGACGGAAAGCCGCTCTGCACATGGAAATCTCAGATCAGCAACAGATTCGACCAGAAGCTATTCCAGTCAGTACACCCTGAGTTATTCGAAAAATTCAAAACAACAACGACACAACGCGTCTTCAGAATGAAGTAAGGAGAAAAAATGTCTATCAATGCACTTAAGGCAGCGGCTACCGGTAACCAAGTTGCACATCATAATGAGAAACCAACAACTCTGGCCGGACTTCTGGCAGACCCAAAAATTAAAGCTCAGATGGCTTTGGCACTTCCAAAGCACATGACAGCAGACCGTCTGGCGCGCATAGCAACCACAGAGATCAGAAAGGTTCCAAAACTTGCATCATGCGACCAAGCCAGCTTCCTGGGGGCAATTATGCAATGTGCCCAATTGGGTCTTGAACCAGGCGGAGCTCTTGGACACGCTTACCTGATACCGTTCGACAAACGCCAGAAAGTAAATGGAAGATGGGAAACCGTATCTACAGAAGCACAGCTGATTATCGGCTATCGCGGAATGATTGACCTTGCCCGCCGCTCTGGGCAGATCCTGAGTATCTCGGCTCGTACCGTACATACAAACGACAAATTCAGCTACTCATACGGCCTGGAAGAAACGCTCGAGCATTTACCTTGCGAAACAGGTGACAGCGGAGAATTAACGCACGTTTACGCCGTTGCACGACTGAAAGATGGCGGAGTCCAATTTGAAGTTATGAGCCGGGCAGACGTTGAGAAAGTTCGTGCACTGAGCAAAGCCGGTAGCAGTGGCCCATGGGTTGATCACTTCGATGAGATGGCTAAAAAAACAGTAATTCGCCGACTGTTCAAATATCTTCCTGTTTCTATTGAAATGCAGAAGGCTGTTGTTATGGATGAGCGCGCTGAAGCTGGACTTAGCCAAGATAACGCAGCTGTTATCACTGGTGAATATTCCGTAGTTGACGATGAGCGTCAACACCTGTCGCCAATTTCAGATTCAGAACGAGAAGAAGCTCGAGAATATATCATCGCGATACTTAATAGCCTGGATCCATCTGCTGAAGATGCAAAAACGATGTTCAAGCGCGCTGAAAATGAAATTAACACCATGGCTGAAAAGCTCGGTGATGAATATCACCAAAAATTCATGATGACGCTTAACGATATGCGTCCAGAATTCGAGTAACCACCACCGCGGCGCCACGTGCGCCGCACTGCAACCAAGAGAGGTATTCATGAAAGGTGCATTAGGTAAGAAAGAACTCCTGGCGGTGGTGCCACTGTCATGGAGCACTATCGACCGTATGGAGCGCGCAGGGGAATTTCCTAAACGCTGGTATATCACCGATAAACGCTGCGCATGGAACCGTGATGAAGTTGAGCGTTGGCTTGATGAACGTCAGGCAGCAAGCCCGGCAGAGTTCCAGGGTAAAAAGCCTCCTGTTCAGCAACGTGTATATCGTCCCGTGAGCAACGCTGCATGAGTGCGCTGCTAAGGCACTGGAGCAAATGGTCAGGATGGTACTTATTCCTGGCCTCTGTTTCAGCATGGCTTTATCTGCTGGCATTAATTTTCAGAGAGGGTTGGATTAAGTGAGAAAGTTAAGCCGACTTGAAAAATATCACATGAATAAGGTTTCAATGCGCAGTCCGTCAAAGATTGTCGCCGTTACTCCTGCGGCGATAGAGATCGAAAAACGCGCGATTGAAAGAGAGAAAAAAGGGCAATTCCGCATTGCCGCTCACCTTTGGCTTCAGTGTATGGATGTTGCTTCTGGTGATGTTGAACGTGCAAGGATCGCGGTTCGCAGGGACCAATGTATCACAAAAGGTAACGGCCTTCGCCGTGGCGACTATAGCGGCATAGGATGTTGTGGGGTGGTTTATGACTAAGAAATACACACTAATCTATGCAGATCCACCCTGGGTATACCGGGACAAAGCCGCAGATGGTAATCGCGGTGCCGGTTTTAAATATCCGGTTATGAGTGTGCTGGATATCTGCCGCCTTCCTGTGTGGGATTTGGCCGATGAAAACTGTCTGTTGGCCATGTGGTGGGTGCCAACACAACCACTCGAAGCACTAAAAGTTGTTGAAGCCTGGGGATTCCGTCTGATGACGATGAAGGGCTTCACGTGGATAAAATGTGGTAGTCGACAACCAGATAAACTGGTTATGGGTATGGGACACATGACTCGCGCCAATAGTGAAGATTGCCTGTTTGCGGTAAAGGGAAAACTACCTACGCGCATTAATGCAGGGATCGTTCAGTCATTTACCGCACCGCGGCTTGAGCATTCAAGAAAGCCAGATATCGTTCGTGAAAAACTTGTGCAATTATTAGGCGATGTTTCTCGCATTGAACTGTTCGCCCGCCAGACGTCTCATGGCTTTGATGTTTGGGGTAATCAGTGCGAAGACCCGGCAGTGCAACTACACCCTGGATACGCGTTGGATATTGGCGGATTAACAAATGCATTCAGCAATGCTCCGCTGTCACCAACAGACATCCAGGGGCGGGAGCGTGCTGCATGAACAGGGCATCACCAGCAGATTTAAGAAAATGCCTTGAAACTGCAAACATGCTTGCACACAGCGGGATCAGGTTTGTTCCAATTCCCGCTGTCACTGATGCTGAATTTGCAACACTGTCAGCAATATTCGAAAACAAAATTGAATCACTGGCAGCAGAAGCAGAGATGGAAGAAAATCAGCAGAACTATTAAACGTTATTCCCCCGCCATCCACTTCTCAAACTTCGACGGGGAGAACGGAATCAGATCCGTATGCTCCCCGTCAATCCATGAATCAATCATATCGGCCCACTGCTGCAACATGTAGGCGCGCTGTCTGGCGTATTCCGCTTTGTTATATACGGCGCGCACACCTTTCTGCTCATGTGCCAGAGCCTTTTCAATCCAGTCTGAAGGATAACCAGCCTCATGCAACAACGTACTGGCTGTACGGCGCATATCATGTACAGTGAAGTCCTGAATATGCTCACCATCTTCATTTATTATTTTCACCGTTCTGTCGATCAGAGAGTTCAGCGCGGCATTAGATAATGGCTTCCGGAAATTGTAACGACCAGGAACCAGATATTCACTTCCACCAGCGCACATCTGCAACCCGACCAATATATCCTGTGCCTGTTTAGGCAGGTAAATAACGTGCGCCCGGCTTCCCTTCATGCGGTCTGGAGGAATTGTCCATGTCCATTTTTTAAAATCTATTTCATCCCACGTTGCATTGGTGAATTCGCCCTTACGAACCATAGTGATAAGCACCAGTTTTAAAGCCATTTTCATAGTGCCCATAGCACCAATGGCATCCAGCGTGCGGAAGAACAGGCCAATTTCTTCTGGTGTCAGTGTTCGCTCTCGTGGTTTAAATATGGCGATAGACGAAGGTTTAATGTCAGCCGCAGGATTAAACAAACCATGACCACGGTCATTGGCGTGACGGTATACGCTACTGATGATCTCCCTGGCCTGCACTGCTGTTGCCCGGCCACCGCGTTCGACAATCCGGTCACACAAATCACGAACCATCGATGTGGTAATTTCAGCCATCATTTTATTGCCAAGAACCGGAAGTATGTCACGGTCGATCACCGCCTGTTTCATTGCGCGGGTACTGTCAGCCAGGATGACGTGTTTCATATAACTGTCGGTATGTACCGCAAACGTCTCGGCACCACGAATCTTTTTGATACCGTCACGTTTAGCCGCAGCCGGTGACTGGCCTGCTTTAAGCAGCTTCTTTGCAGCAATCAGTTCTTCTCGCGCTTCTGCCAGGCTGATACCGTCACGCCCATACTGCCCGATTACCAGTGTTTCGCGGCGACCGTTGATACGGTAGTCATAGCGAAACGAGACCGTGCCTGACGTAAGCACAGCTACATACAGCCCGTCACGATCGGAGACCTTGTACAGTTTGTCCTGCGGCTTGAGGTTTTTTAATTTTGTATCGGTAAGCAC